CCTGCTGCAACCGCTGCATATAAACGCCCGGCAGCATCTCGGTAAAGGACACCGGCAAGCTGCCTTCGGCCTGTCCGGTGACGGACGTCACACGCTTGGCAGCGCCACTCTGCAACGGTATAGAACCGGGCTTCGAATCCGTCCGCTCAATAAATCCGGCAATCATCGAATTGATGACCGCCTTACGCTGTGCGCTTCCCCGGAATTTCTCAATCTCTTTCAGCGGCTGAATGGCAATCGACAACAGGGGCTCACCGCGCACCGCATCTTCGCGACGGTCAAGCCCGTAGACCATCCATGCCTGAATGCGTCCGGTCTTCTCACCACGGCAAGCAATGCGCTGAAACCTGTCTGCCCCGGTTCTTGCCGCTCCGAGGTCCACATGATACGCCACATGACGCCCGTTTTCGTCCAGCTCCACACCGTCAACAATCAGGGCGTTGGATATGGATGGCATCGGCGTCTGTATTTTGTCACCGGGTATAATCTGCAACTGTGGCAGCTTAGACAAGGGGTCTTGCCGACAAATCACAACGCAGTCTCCACCCACGAGGGCCTCGGTGTAAACCTGTCTCTGCAACGCCCCGAACGTCCGCATTCCCTTGATGTCCACAATGGCAGGGGTGTCGGCGTAAAGAGCGAATCGATTCTCAAGATTCTCTGACCAATCAATGAGGCTGTCTTCTTCGAGCCCGAGAATTGATTCCTCTGGTATGGATTCGGCAGAGAGTCCGACGTTGATGACATTCGTCACGAACCGGCGAACAATCCCACGGGCATAAGAGTTTTTCAGGAACAGTCCAGCGCTGCGACTCCGCAACGCCCAATAGTCCAGCGAATCAACCTCTTCAAGCAGATTGCCAAGTCCACCGGCGAACATCTCGCCATTGTAAATAGGTGGAGTCAAAAACTGACCAGCAACAACCTCAACTTCTCGTTTTGCCCACGGCCAACGCATCAAAACCCCGGCACAACAATGGTCGATACGGTACCCGACAACATTGCGTCAAAATAATCCAGTTGCGAATACAGGGTTTCAAGCAGCGATTGCACCGATGGTATGTCCTTCTGAGAGACAGTTTCTGTAGTCTGCCCGGTGTTTATCGAATATGATTTGTTTTTGTTCGATGCCAGTGCAAGCAGACAATCCTCATAAGCGATTATCAGCGCCTTAGTGCGGTCAATTCTTGTCTGCACAAATTCAGCATCCATATGCCAGTGATATACCGTTTTAGCAAAAAAATCAAATCACCGTTTTTTTCACGCGGTCAGCCGGTAAAACATCTGCCCTTCCTCGCAAATAGTCCAGAATCTGTCCCAGTCAATGACTTCGTCTTGAAAATGTTGAATACATACATTATATGCCACGATGTCCACCGCCGCCGAACCGTACACAATCAAATCCCATAACTCATTGTCCGCCCCATGTGGCCTGTGCCATGAGTGTGAGATTGTTCCGTTGGGGTTCTTTTTCTCTTTTCTGTATTCCCGTGTAAGTTCTTTAAGCTCCGAATCGGTGGCATCCATGGGAGCATTGAATTGGTAGGGCCTCTGTATCCCATCGTCGGCTGACCAGTCGCGCCGAAGCACCGGAGCCAGCCTATCCTTATAATAATCGACGTGCAGCCTGTAGCCGAGGGTGCCGGACTGCGTAGAGAACGGAGCGAACTCCTGAATTTTCTGCGTTTTCGTGTAACTATCGCGCCCCAAAATGGGGAAAACCCCGTACTGATACGATGCGCAGAACTCCGTAACCGTGGCATTCGCGAACCCTGCATCCACCAGAGTCACACCGATGTTATAAATTTTCCCATCGTCGGCTGTGTATTCAGCATCTTCGATTATTTCCCGCAACCGGGCCCACGCTGGCGAGTCGATGTTTTCACATCCAGACTCTGAATTGTCCTCGATGCGATAGTAATCAATCAGCCAAGAGTTCGCGCCCCGTGTCCATCCGAAAATTGCCGCCCTCAAATTGTTGTGATGCACGTCCACCGTGCATGTCAGCATCAGCACCGGGCTCTGGCAGTATTGAGCGATTGCATTATTGGGGATGTTCCCCCTTTGATAAAACGATCTTCTATGCGCGGACACCATCACGAATGATATTTTCCCGCCGTAAACTTCAAATGGTTTCCCCAAAATGTTGTTGTAAAACAACTGAAACGCATCGACGTCCTTCATCCGGTTGTGCGTCGTGTCCCATCCCTGCAGATAGGCAGATACGCACTTGTACCACGGCTGCATTCCGGCTGGAGAGTACAGGGCAGGCAGGTGGTAGCTCCGAAACTCTGGCGACAATGGCACCGCTGTCGGTATCCACTCGGCATTTTCTTTGCAAAATAGCTTCGGCTTATCGTGCTCATAATGCGGATGCTCGCAGCTCTGGCAATGGTAGCGGACAGTTTCTGACTTCAGCTTACCCTCTTCGTCTACATCCCATTTGAACCCGTACTCGAACCCCTTCTCATTGTTGCGCCCACTCCACCGGAGCACCTGAGAGAATCCACACTTCAGGCAGCGGACGTAATACATCCGCTTGTCGCCCTTATCATATTCCCGCTCAATATGGCTCGAACCCTTTATCAGAGGTGTGCTTCCCATCAATATTTTACGCACCGCCCACGCCGCAGAAGCCCGGTCTTTGCTCAAATAGATGGGATTTCCGCCTCGTTTCAGGGTCAACTGCCACGCGTCAACCTCATCCATCAGAATCCACGGGGCAGAAAATGACCTCATCTTATCAGCGTTCCCGGCCCCAGCCGGTATCATGTACCCTCCGCCCTTCCACTGTAATTGATTGCGGTTCTTGCCGGTCTTCTGTGCGCTCTCCGAATCGCTAGATTGAAAAATGTCCATGCCAGACTGTTGAAACATGGGGATAATATTGTTCTCAACGCGCGCCGTCGATAGGTCTTTGTCAGCGGTGAAAAACATACAGGCCACTGTCTTTAGAAATCCGGCAATGTAAAAGATGATGGATTCAAGCGCCGTAGTATAGGCCACCTGAACCCCCTTCATTACCGCGACTTCTCTCACCGGTGACGCCACGTCGAAACAATCTATGATTTCACGCCACCACGGAGTCAGGTCATAATCTATGTATCCGCTGAAACGGCTGACGCTCTGTGGCAAATACCGACGCCCCTCATTAAATTCCACCGGTGAAAGGATTTCCACCTCATCAACAATGGATTCCACCCGGTCAATCAGCCATTCGTCTGGGTCTGGTATGGCGTGTTCAGTCCGTGGGCGGGCGCTCATCGCGTATCACCTTTATCATCTCCCGTTTCGCCGCCTTCAGAAACGAGCCGGTCTGTTTCGTCGCCACAACAACACACTCCTGCTCTGTCGCCCCGCCCTGAATCAGGGGGTACAGAGTGGCGACAATCGATTTCATTCCATCGGTCATCAGTCGCAAGTGGCACGTATTTATCGGCTGGAATATCAGGCGGTCGATTTTGTCACGGGCAATCACAGCCCCGGTCTGTTCCTGATTTTTCAATTCCAGATGAATGATTTGTTGCCGCAACCGCTCAATTTCCAAATCGGTCTTGCTGGCGTACTCCGGGATATTCGCCGCACGGGGTGCGCTGGACTTTTTGCCGGGGGCCTGATTGATGACACCACTCTTCATCACCACGGCCTTAGGGGTGCCGTTCTCATCACGCTGGCGAGATTTCCGCTCGTTCACCGACTCGATAAACTGTAAAGCTGCTTTACTCGTTTCATCGATATTGCCCGCTCCGGTCTTCTCAAGCCGTCCATTTCTGATGGCGAGATAAACCGATTGTTTAGTAGTAGAGGCATATTCAGCGAATTTTACAACTGACAACATACCTCATAGTA